AATGTGGCTTTTTGTTTCCAATTTCCACTTTCTGCAAAGAAAGGGATGACGCCGGTGTGCGGTCGAGGTGCCTCTAGACTTTCGACCACCCCCCCTACCGTGACATTTTTGTCACATTTCGGTCAGGTCAGCGGTTCGCCGGGTGCTTCGGGTCGATTGGCCAGCCGTCGAGGCCGGTCGCCGTCGAGAACCCGCGATGTTCTTCCGCCTGCTTGGTCGCGTCATGGTGTTCGGCGCAAAGCGATTGCAGTTCGCCGCACCAGAATTTTTTAGGGTCGCCGTTGTGCTTCTCCACATGGTCGGCAACCGTTGCGATGGTGCGCCGACCTTGGAGGCGACACATGCGGCACAGCGGCTCCTCGCGGAGCTGGATGGTGCGCCTGCCATTCTTCCCGCGCCATTGAGCAAGGCTGTACCAGCCGCGCCACTCGCGCGCTTCATCCGACCGTTGATCTTTGCCCATAACCTAGAACGCAAAAAGGCGACCGGGTTAGGGTCGCCTTTCAAGCATAGTTATGGACTGGCCTTGACTCGATGCCTCATGAGCGAGGCTGGCAAGGTTGGGTTGCGGAGCGCTTCACCCTGTAACCTGTCGGTTAACTCTGGCAACGTCTAGCGTTGGCATCGGAGGGCTTACGGCATCCACAGTGGCCGTTGTGCGAATGACTCTCACAACTTTCTCAAAAGCGCAAGGCCCAATGTTACGTCGCGGGAGTACTCACCGAAGCCCAGCACGCACACCCTCACACGCGGATTGCGTCCTCCAGACACCTGCAACACAAGGCAGTCATGGCCAGCGAATAGGCCATCAATGATGCGGGCTTGCTGTCCCTGCCCAATGGTCCTGTCAACCGGCATACGCGCCACGTCAGGCTCATCAAAAACCCTTGTGAAAACAGCCATATGGTTGACAGGGATTTCCGTGTAACGCTTGCCGTCACCAAGGATATCCAGAACATCTTTCACTTGTTTGACGGCATGGAACGCCTCTGCAACGGGCAACATCCGGACGAAAATATACCCGCCAAAAACCGGCTTCTCTGCCTCGATTTTCTTTCCAGCCTTCACGAAAACATGCTTCTCTCGCAGAACAAAAACTTCAACGCCCGCTGTGGAAAGTTTCCCCTCGACCGTGAAATCAGCGCCGCCAGCCACCGAAACGCAGAACCACCGCGCGTTGTCTGGCTGCGATTCGAAGCGCGCCGCCTTGGCAGGCTCAAGCATCATGGCATACAGCCGTTCCTCCCTTGTCATCCTCTTTTTCGACCATTGCGACGGCTCGACACCATCACCGGCACAAGCCCCCGCCCGCGCCCCTGAAACCTTGTTTGGCATTCAATCAAACCTTGCTGATAAGCGTTGTGAAATTTTCCATCGCGGCATCAACAGCCGCGTTTAGATCGGTAATGCCGGGGTCAACCGCTGGAAGCGGAACGTAATTCGGCGTGAAGGTGAAGAAGGGCCAGCCGCGCCGGTCATGCAGCCGCGCCCACGCCGCGAATAGATCGCCGTCGCGCTTGACGGATTTGAGCCCTGACGAGAACTCCTCCAGGACGGCCGGGCAAAGGTATGGTTTGCCCGCCCGCATATCTGCCATCATTTCGTTGACGGCCGGCCAGCCGTGGGCCGCAAGTTTTTCCCGGCGCGTCTCGTCCTCGGTTTTCATGCCGTTGGCGATGCGAGCGCGATCAAAGGCCGTGATGACAATCGAGCCTGTCGGCGGCTGGAGAAGCATGGAAAACCGCGTCGTCATCCATAGCGGACTAAAAGACTTCGCCTCGATCATCTCGGGCTTGGCGGCAGTGACCGTCGAAGGCAAGCGTTCCCAAGCCTTTTCGCGCAGGTAGTTCGCCGGGCTAGGCATCGCGGACTTGCCTACCCATTGGATGTAGGACGGCGTCAACCGGATGCATTCACGCCGCTCATTGTCGGAGAGCTTCCACCACTCGACACGCGCTTTCGTGTCGCTCTGGTTTTCATAGCCCGGCATCGTGGGGAGCCAACGGAGAAACTGGCGACGGATTTTCACCCGATCCAACACGCTCCGCGCCCCCGCGCCTGCGTTCTTTTCTGGAGAGTTATTTGGAGAGGTTTGTGGAGAGGTATTATACGTGGGGAAATCCACGCCACCTAGGGGGGGAACTTCGCCCCCACTGCCGGGTAAATACTCCCCATCTGTAACCGGCCCGGAACCATCAAATTCCGAACTTGGAATCCCGGTTTCGTTATGGCCGTCAGGCCAGCGCGCGACATACGCCTTGCGAGCATGTTGCGGCCCGCTAAACCCGGCCGATTCAACGACCAGCCAGCCCCGGCTTTCAGCTAGTGACAGGTGCTCTCGCACGGTCTTCCTGTCGCGGCCGCTCTTTTGGGACACGTCCGAGACGGATGGAAAGCAACTATCGCCGTTTTCACCCATGAACTCCGACAGAACGCGGAGAATATCGCGTGTCGTCGCTGGCAGGTCGGATTCCCCGATTGCCCGCCGCCAGCGCCACACTCTGGACGATTGTTTTTGTGGCCTACTCATCGCGGCGCACCCCCTTTCCATCTGCGAAAATCTTGATCGAGCCGCCGCCACCCATCGCGAGGGCGGCCGGGCTTGTTGAGGTCTTTCTTGGATTCGAAATTCAGGATCGATTTCAAACGGGTGTCGGCCGCCGTCTTGTCGCGCACAGGACCGCCAGCCCCGCGAGTTTCCAGAAAGCGCCAGAAAGTCGGGTTTGAGATCGCGATGGAGGCGGCCGTGGTGTAATCTGGACCGGACGCCGCCGCTTTCAATTTGGCTATCGTTCTCGCCGCCCGCTCTCCCACGTCTAAAAACAGCGTCAGCAGCTCGACGGCGCGGCCGACAAGGTCAACCTCATGCTTGATCGCGGCCGGGTGGAACGTGGCAATGACAATCATTTCGCCGTCAGAAGATCGCGCGGCAATCAGATGCACGCCGGTTTCGTCCGTTTCCAGAAACCACCGGTCGCCCCGCAGGCGTTCCGCGATGTAACGGAGCTGGGCGACAAACTCTTTTTCGTCGAGTTTCGCCATCGTCAAACCGCCTCTCCGGACGGCTGCACTAGATCTAAGGGCAGTTCGATTTCGTCACTGCTTTTGGCGGCCGCTTCCCTACGCGCCATGCCCTCTTCTGTTACGCTTAGGTAGCTGCCGACATATGCCAGCCATTTATCTTCAATGCCGTGGATTGCGAGCCATGCGCCAGCCTCGTCACGCAAGCTGATATTTGGTGAGATAAATTTCTTCTTTCCATCGCGATAGGGGAATAGCGCTTTTCCAGATAGAGCGCCGGCGCTTCTATCGGCTGGCTCGACACTTCCAAGCTCAACCATGAGCGCCCGAGCATTGCGGGTGGAAAGCGCTCCCCTGCTATTCAGCGCCAGTCCCACGGCCCTAAAAATGCAATCCGGATCGGTAAACATTTGCGTTGAAAGCAAATCCCGCCAGTGCTTGTCATTGCAAAGATCGGTCGCATGATACCAGCGCCACCCCGCGCCGAGATCGCGCCCGAACTCGGCAAGTGGTTCCCACTCAACAGCGCACCCTGTTTTCGCCTCCACCTCGGCAATAAATGCCGCGACTTGAGGCACTTCCCGCAACAGAGGATGGCGAAGCAGCAATTTACTTTCCGCGCCGTTACGTCGCTGGCGTGACATGAATTCGATGGGAAAACGGAAAAGCCGCGAAGGCAAATCAAGGGTGCCAGGAGTTGTCAGGCCACGGTTTAATTCCAGCAGGAATTTCGCCTCCAACCCAGCCGAGACTATCTTTTCCTGCAACGGGTCGTCGTCGCTGACTACAGCGACCGCTTCGCCGGGCGCGTCATCCTGCTCCGTGTCGCCAGCCTCAAATCCCCAAAAATCCCACATACCATTCAGGCGAATATCGCCATCGGTCAGGCTTTCCTTTCGCTGAAACAGCTCCAGCTTTCGAAGCTCTGGCCACAGACCGTCAATTCTCTCCGCAAACCAGACTGGCTTGCGGCTATGCTCGGTCTTCGCCTCGGCGTACAGGCTTTCGGGCTGGGTTCCCATCAATGGCGCCATCGAGATATTGCCGCGCTTGGCAATCAACACCAGCTCGTGACGGTCACGCACCCAGCGGCCCATGCCGATGTGCCGCTTATCCCAAACCATACATGTGACGTATTCGAAGCCCCACGCCTGCAAGACGGCGAGGCCATCCGCGAGGCGATTAGCAGTCACCCAAAGAAACAGAACGGCGTCCTTTGTGAAGGGTGATTTGTCGCCAGCACAAAGTGCCTTGATTTGCTCCAGCGGCATTGAGGGGTATTTAAGCCCCTTATCCTGCCCGGTTTCGTCGCTATATGCTTCTTGCTCCCATGGCGGGTCCGCGTATCCAACCGCATAAGCCGCACGCGGCATTTCCGCACTTGCCTTGCGACCATGCTCCGCAATGATATTGACCATCCGGAGCCGAGAGGCGCGGTTGTCTTTCATCTCAGCAGTGCGAATAGCTTTCGCGACTTTCTTCAATTCGCGCACGTTCTGCTTTTCAGGCAGGAACATGGTCCGGATTGGTTTGGCAATCGGTTGAGCAACACCGTTGCGCCCGACAACCTTTTCGTGGTGGGGAATTTCCCCACCATCAACGAGCCTTTGACGAGCTGCCGAAACCGTCTTGTGATCGACGCCCAAATCTCTAGCGATGGCCCGGTTTGAAACCTCTGGAGCATCCTTGAGGTGCGCTTCAATTACCGCTTGCTTTTGCGCGCCCGACAGGTGCCGGCGCGCAAAATTCAGCGAGCGGGCATGCGACCGCTTCTTTTCTTCCGTCAGGTCGTGGCGCACAAAGCGCGGCCAATCCGTGAGGCCGAGCATCTTGCAGATCGCTACACGATGATGACCATCGAGAATTTCGCCGGCGTCATCGTATTCAACCGGCACTTTCACGCCGTTAAGTTTGATATCGTCATACAACGCCTTGAAATCGTCATCGGACAAAGGCGGCAGGAGCTGGTATGGGCCGGTAACGACAATGCGCGTTCCTTCGGTAGCTTCCATCAATTTGAACCCCCTGCCCTGCCCGATCGATGCGGATCATTAGCAAGCAGGCTTTCGGCGCAACGCTCCGGAGAAACGCCACGGCCGAGACGCTTTTCGGCGGCCTGCGGATGAATTTGAAAAGCCGCGCTGGCAATAGCGCGGCGAACAGCGGACGGAAGAGCGTCAAAGCGGGCCATGGTGGCGGCCTTGTCAGCGACTGGCGGCGGATAAAGGGAGCGTTTGCCCATCAGTGCACCCCCATCATCTTTCGCAGATAGGCTTGCCCGCGCGCAGTCAGAAGAACCACTGTGCAGCGGCTTTCTTCACAAATGAGAACATGCCCAGCCTTTTCGCAGGCATCGGCGCATTTGCGGTCATGCAACCGTACTAGCTGGATGCGGCCACCAGCGTTTTTCACCATCCGGAGGAATGCCCTATCGCGGTCGGAAATCGGGTGCTCTATGAGCGGCTGGACAAGGTGCGGAGAAGGCGGACGAACGTTCATAGTCAGCCCTCCCCGAGATTTGCGGCCAGTTCGTTCAGCTCGCGCTGCAGATCCGCGATTTCGATTTTGATTTTCTTCCGGTCAGCCTCGCAGATGCGGCCATCGGCGCGGGCCGACTGAATGGCGCGGACGAGGTCCATGGCTTCGCTCATGATATCGACAGCATCGCCATCGGTAACGCGCCGCGCCCCCGGCAGACCGCTTTTGGGGACAAGATGAAATCCGAGAATTTCCGCCATTTTGCCGGTTATGACCGGATGTTTTGCGGCCGTGTCGAGATCGATGGCGACATCAACAGGCATGAATAAATCATGATGCTCGGCACTGGACGAGCCGTAGCGGGTTAGCATCGAGCCATTGACGCGCGTGATGTAAGCGACAAGTTTAGTGCCGCCAGCGAGTTTAAGGCCGACTTCAACGGCGCGTTTCAGTCCCGCATAGGCTTCTTCGGAAAAGGGGCGCATCAGACCTCCAGAGAGATTGCAATGAAAAATTTCAGGCAAAAGATTCAGTGAACGGCAGACGCCCGCGCGATAACTTGCCGGTCAGATTGTCGAAGCTCTCAGGGGAGCCAGTACGCAGATGACACAGAGAACAGCGCGCCGGGTTTCGCTCGACTACCCAAGATGCCAAGCGAACCCGGCGCGGATCGCAGCAGGCCGAGAGGATTGGCCGCGCGAAAACACAACAAGAGCGATCATTTCGCGCTCTCCTTTGGCCCGTACACGTCAGGCCGAATTTCATGACGGGAAATCCCGGTTATCCGTTCGAAGGCAAGGACGCGCCCCGCAGGAACGCGCGGCCATCGATACAAGGACGGGTGCTTAATCCCCAGCTCACGAGCTAGAGAGACAACGCCGCCGGCCTTTTCGGCCCCTTTTCGGACAACATCAATCATGACGCGGAACGTAGTTTAAGACTACGATTTCTGTCAAGAGAGTTCGTAGCTGCAAAATGGTAAGCAAAGACTACAAATGGGCCATGGATACCATCGGTTCACGCATTCGTTACGCCCGCACCGCCAAAGGTCTCACCCAGCAGGATGTTGCCGACTTCCTGAAGATAAACCGCGTGAGTGTTTCCACATGGGAGAATAATCAAACGCGGCCCGAAGCGGCAAAGATTCCAGCGCTTTGTGAATTTCTTGGGATAACGGAGAGCTGGCTTTTGAGCCGCAGCGGCGACGATCCAGAGCCGATAAAGCGTGATCGCGCGACACCTACCCAACGCGTGAAAATTATCCCCGGAACGGAGCTGATCGGCGCTGAAAAAATGCCGGTATTCGCGGCCGCCCAAGGTGGCGATGGGCATGTAATTGTGACGTTCGATGCTGTGGATTACGTCAAGCGACCGGCCGAGCTTGAGAGCGTAAGGGGTGGGTACGGCCTGCTGATAGCTGGCGAATCGATGGTGCCGGCCTTCCGTGCGGGAGACATGGCGCTTGTTAATCCGCATCTTCCGCCGTCCCGAGAAAAGAACGTAATCCTATATCACACACCGCCGCATGGCGGCGATGTTGAGGCAATCGTGAAGCAGCTAAACGGCTGGAATGATCGCGAATGGTTCCTGCAACAGTGGAACCCAATGCGTGAGTTTTCCGAGTTTCGCCAAGAATGGCCTATCTGTCATCGCGTCGTCGGACGCTATGACGCGCGCTAGTTCGCCAGCGCCAGCAACTCGCTCGGCGTTTCTCCAAACTGCGAGATAATCTGCGCATCTTCCCAATCATCGGATTCCGGGTCGCCCGTTCGTGAGAACGCGACGACGCCGGCGCTTCTTTCCGCAAGCTTCTCAGCAACGCGCTCGCAATGGAGCCTGTCACGCGCCGGGCGCGGGATATCGGGAATTAGCGCCCCTTTCTTTCCGCGCTGAAATGTCTGGACGACGAAGTACGTAACCATAAATTTTCTCCCTCGTTCACGGTCTGTTCTTATATACGACTCAACTCACAGACTGAGTCCAGCGAAAAATTCACGTAGCTGAAAACTACGTTTTGCCGTTGACAATTGGCGTAGTCTGAAACTACCTTGCCGCCATCCCACCCCGTTGAACCCCTCGGCGGATCGGGAACCAACGGCCGGGCGCATTCCCCTCGAAATGAAATGCTGCCCGGCCATCTCAAACAGGATGGAGAACCCGGCATGAAGACCAGCAGAGCAAACAAGGGCGAAAACGAGCGCCTCATCTCGGAAATGGCAGACTACATCGAAGAGAACGGCGACAACTGCACCGAAGCAACCATGCTGTGCCGGTACACGCAGAACGAGGTTGCCACATGCTTTCCTGCGGCGCGCGACGAAGCGCATCGCCGGCGCTTGCAGCGTGCGGCCTGACGCGCCCGTTTTGATCCCCGCACCTTCGCCTGCGCAGGCAGGTGCGGTCTTCCAAACGGACGGAGAGGCACAATGCCAGCAAAACCAAGCATACGCATACGCCAGACGAAACCCACACGGGACCGGCCCGACTGGCAACCACGGAAAATCATGGTTTCGACAGTCGGCGGGATAGTCAGTCTACCCGCCGTTGCCATGCATGCCGCCGCGCTGGCTGACAAGCATCGGCGCCAGCGTAGAGGCGTTCAATCGTGACGGCCGTAAAGATCATCGGTCGGCCGAAGTCCATGTTTCGCGTCGTTTACCGCGACGGAACAACAATCATCACATCCGCCGCCAGTTCGCTGCAGGCCGAGCGCAACGCCGTCAGCAAACGCCCAGGTATCGTCAAGGAAATCAAATTCGTGAAGGGAAGCCGCTAATGACGGAGCTAAAATATCTGCCCTCTGCTTGGCAGGACGAATGCATTCCCGAACCGCAAGAGAACCCGAACGCGTTCATTCATCGCGCGGCCAATGGCTGGCTTCTTCGACCTGTCGATTCTTACGAGGAAGAAAACTATTCGCAGCCACTACAGCCGGGCGACATTGTCCGCTTTGATGAGCACCGGGCTTACGGCGATTTTATGCTCATCATAGACGAAGAAGGCGAATGGCGTACAGAACCGACATTGCCGGCCGACGCCTGTTTCTTCCGGCACGAAAGGGACACCGACACTCTGGCCATGTCGGTTGATGAGCTGATTTCATTCATGGAAATGAGGGAGGGCGAGTACTCAATAGATGCATATTGGTGGTCTGATTACGAAGTGCCTTTGCGGTTCGTTGTCGAAGGCGACATGGCCCGGTTCGAACGGATCGAAGGGGCGGCGCAATGACCCACCACGATCTGGTAAAAGCAGCTCGCAAGCTGGCGAACGCCGTCGAACATGACATGAACGGCACCATGGGCAAGGGCGGCAATGGCGGCCTGTTGTCGGACACAACATTGCGGGCGGCGCACGAGGTACAGGCTATATTGAGCCGGCCAGACCAAAGGCACGGTGATGAAATCGCTATCGATCTGTTTGCCCAAGCCATGAAACAGAAGATGGCGAAGAAGCGGACAGGTGGCCTCGACATTTGGCGAGATAATGAAAAGTGCAGCCGGAAATCATTATCGCAGGCCCTCGCCCACCACGTTCAAAAGGGCGACCCTATCGACGTGGCCAATTTCGCGATGATGTTGCACCAGCGCGGCGAGACAATCGCCCTCGACTTCAAGCCTATTGGAGTGCGGTGCACTGGCTGCGGATCATCAATGACGGATGAGCAACTAGCAGCCGCGAGGGACAAGCGGCCGGCGCTGCTTTCATGCTGCCCAGAACGCAAAATGATTTCCGTCTACTCGACCCCTCTCGCCGCTGAAATGATCGGAGACAGCAATTTCGGCGTCGGCTTTGATATTGAGGCAGGATGGCAGATCGTACCGAAAGAACCAAACCGGGAAATGATCGAAGCCGGTCTTAAGACCACAGGCATGCCCCAAAACACCTACCGTGACATGCTCGCGGCGGCGCGGGGAGAAGCGATAGACGAGGACGCTTGGCTTTAGCCGCGTCCGGTTTTGCCAGCGGCGAAACGCCATCACGGAGGAAACTTTGTGACACCGCTTGCAGAATCACACGGAATCACTGTTACCTGTAACCATCATGCAAAACACACGCGCACCCATCAGTAAACGAGTTGCCGCTCACCGGGAAAGACAGACTGCCGCAGGACGCGCGGAAGTCAGCGCATATATGTCAGTTGAGCTGGTTGCAGAAATAGACAGGATCAAACAGGAGCGTGGGGCATCGTCCCGCGCCCCGATTTTGGAAGAGGCTGTTAGGCTTTATATAGAACAAACAAGGGCATAAAGTAAAAAGCCCCACCTTTGGCGAGGCGGGGGCTTTTTGGATAAGTAGTCAAAAACGATTTTGAAACCGTCGAACAGTTTCAAGATAGTTCAGAATTAACGAACCCGCAAGATGTTAGCGCTTGCGGGAACGCTGATTTTTTGTCTGCTGTCCATGCCCTCTTGAGAGAGGACAAAGGAACCATGTTCCAGCAGATTGGCGCGGTGCAGGCGAAATCCGGCACCAGACGAACCGGCGCACCCGTGCGCAGAAATTCCCGCCTGAAGGGCAAGTGTGAGGCTGTATTCTGGAAGCCCCTCCCCCGTCACGAAGCCCGCGAAATCCTGCTTGCCGCGCGCAAGTATGAGCTGGCGATGAAACAGCCAGGTAAGCGCACCGGCCCGCTCGGTCACGTCGCTCTTGAAGTGCTGGACTACCTCACCAATCTGGTTGATTTCGGGAACGGCCGGCTTGATCCGTCCATTAGCACCATCATGGAAAAGATCGGCCGCGCCCGAGCTGCTGTATGCCGCGCGCTCGATGCGCTCCGCACCCATGGCTTTGTCGATTGGCTGCGCCGATACATTCCGACCGGCAACGATGGCGCAGGCCCGCAGGTGCAGCAGACAAGCAACGCCTATCGCTTGAGCCTGCCGGCGCGCGCCAAGGCGCTTCTTGGCAAATATGCGAGGAAGGCCGCCCCCCTGCCCGATGACGCGCTACAGGCCCAGCAGGAACGCCAAGACGCCCTCAAGGCTCACATGGATAGCCTTTCGCCGGCCGACCGTTTGCGGGAGACTGTAGAGGACAGGGCGCGCGCCGAGCAACTGGCGGGCTATGTGGAGCGGGCGGCACAGAACCGCGCCCAGCGGCCCGAGGAAGGCCACCAGACGCCGGCAGCAAAGCAGATGCAGTTTCACTACACTCAGCCCGCCACGGCGAACCCCGCCATCGAGCGCATACGCAAAAATTTGGAGGCAAGAAAGGCCGCAAAGCTTTTGAATGAGCGTGAGTTCACTGAAAGAACTGAATCCGGTCCTGATTTTTATAATCCTGCGGATTAATAAGCGGACGCCGCTTGTTCGGTCCGCTTACGCGGCCCTGCGGCGGTTCCGAACCGCGTTAAAGTGCGGTTCGGCGGCAACCTATACGCAATTTCAGGACCATTCACACACCCGGATAGGTCTTTTGGCTTATGAGAGGTCGCAAGGGGAAATCTTGAAGAGAATATTATTCCAAATCGCCCGGAGCGGCGTCTTGCGATGCACCTTTAAGGCGAGAGATTGTCAGGCGGCTGGTGCCGAATTTTCGGGCTACTGCGGCTATGCTGGTTCCGGACGCCAAATCGGCAAGCGCCACCTGTTTTTGCCGATCTGTCAGGGCGGGCGGGCGGCCGAAACGTTTTCCCTTTTCGCGCGCTCTCGCCACGCCGGCTTGCGTCCGTTCAATATTCAAATCCCGCTCGAATTGCGCGACGGCGTTTAAGACGTTCATCGTCATGGTGCCGGCCGAGCTGGTGAGGTCGAGGCCGCCCAACTGGAGGCAATGCACCCTCACCCCATTTTCAGCGAGCATCTTGACCGTGCTGCTGACATCAATGGCGTCACGGCCGAGGCGATCCAGTTTTGTGACTATCAGCACGTCGCCCGGTTCCATCCGGTCGAGCAACTTCATAAAGCCAGGTCGTTTCGCAGCCGGCGTACTACCGGAAATCGTTTCGGATATGATCCGGCGCGGCTCGACCGAAAAGCCAGCGGCCGAGATTTCGGTAATCTGGTTTTCGACCGTTTGCCCCATGGTTGACACTCTGACGTAAGCGAACGTGCGCGACATGGCTGTTTCCCTGTTCAAAAGTGTCCCGTTCTTTTTGAGCATGCAAGAAAGTCGGGATAGGCACTTTTGAGCAGAACCGCCCTCCCCTGTCTATAAGCGGACGGTTTTGAGCATGCAGCCGGACTAAGGCCCGCAAACGCAAGCTGATGAATGCACACCGACTTTTCATCGATATAGAAATCAATGGGGCTTTAACTTTCATCACTCGTCACACGCATTACCGTCCACGCACTTCAATCGTAGCGCATCCGCGTTAACGTGCGTCAACGATGACGCTACAACGTTAATCATCGTTCTTGTTAACGCTGCATAAAGTATTATGCTGCATCGTGACGCTACAACGTTAATCAGGAAGGACGCGCAATGCCCGTAATCGCAGTCGCAAATCCAAAAGGTGGCGCAGGAAAATCCACGACGACACTTGTTCTCGCAACAACACTCGCTCGCCAAGGCGCATCGGTCACGGTTCTCGATTGCGACCGGAACCAGCCAATTGCCGGATGGAGGGGAGGGGGGTCAAAAAATCCCGTCATAGTGGACAGTGCCATCGACGAGGAAAGTTTCAAGGAGAAGCTGGATCATCACCGCAGGAAAGCGCAGTTCGTGTTTGTGGACCTCGAAGGCACCGCCAACCGGCTCATGTCGCGCGCTCTGTTCAGGGCACATTTGGCTATCATTCCAATTCAGGCCAGCCCCACCGACGCGGAACTAGCCGCAAAAGCGATCCACCTTATCAAAGATGAAGGCGAGTCCTTCGACAAGGTAATTCCGTATCGGGTGCTATTCACCCGCACATCACCCCAAATCAAGACCAAGATTGAGCGCCAGATTTTCGCCCAGCTAAGTGGTGGGGAAATTCCCCAGTTCGTGAACCACCTGAATGAGCGCTCCGCTTACAAGAGCATGTTCTTTCATCAGCTCGACCTGGACGAACTTGACCCGGCCGAGGTGAATGGATTGCCACAGGCGCGGGACAACGCCCTAAAGCTTACAGCCGAACTTGTGGACATGGTTGCACAGAAGGAAGCCGCAGCATGAAAGACCTTGGATTTGGCAACCGCCTCGCAAACATCAAACCGGATGACGAACCGGAAACCGAAATTTCAGACCGCAAGCTGGACGAGGTAGCAGAGCGCCACGGCTTTACTTCCCGCGAACCCACACAGAAAATTGTCAGGCGGAAAGAAGCGGAGCCATCGGCTAACCTAAATATCCGGCCGCCGATTTCGACGTTCAACCGATTTGTTCAATGGGCGATAGATAACAAGTTGAGCTATCCCGAAGCGCTGAAAGAATTGATGGACCGGGCTAAAGTCGATTGACGCACTTGCGTTAACGCACGTCATTGTAAGCTTGAGAGGCCGCCCTCCTTCATGGGCGGCTTTTTTTGTCAGCAAAAAGCTTACATCACCCCTTGCATTGTGTAAGCAATAAGCTTACATTCAACTTGTCCAAAACGGAGAAAGAAAGGGCGAGAAATGGTGTAAGGAGATGAATTTTGATAAAGACTTTCAAACATAAGGCGCTAAGCGAGCTGTTTGCCACAGGCAATACAGCAAAAATCGACAACCAACTGCATGATCGCATTTTACGTCGATTGGATCGCTTGGAGCAAGCGACGGCAGCAGGCGAAATGAAGCTACCCGGCTTCGACTTTCATCCTCTAAACGGGTTCAAACCCACAAGATACACGGTGCATGTCAACGGTCCGTGGTGCATAACCTTCGAATTTGATGACGGTCACGCATATAACGTTGATTTCGAGCAATACCACTAATGGAACCATCACCAGCCATACGTGTTCGTATGGCTGGTGCTGAAGTTAATAGAGACGCCACACACAGACGAACACTTTGAAGTGCACGTCCCACAGCTAGGAGACGAGAATGGCTTATGAGGTAGAGAGGCCCCTGAAGAGGTGCCCATCTCATCCGGGCGCATTACTCAATGATATCATCCCGGATACTGGGAAGACCAAGGTAGAGATAGCGAACATGCTGGGTATTTCCCGGCAGCAGTTATACGATATTCTTAACGAGAATAAGCCCGTATCGCCCAACATCGCGGCGAGGCTTGGAAAGCTGTTTGGAGATGGAGCCGCTATTTGGCTTAGGACGCAAGCAGCTTACGACGCTTGGCAGGCAGAACATAATGTGGATCTGAAAGACGTACCCACTCTAGAAGACGTTGCCTGACAGCAAGTTTAACGACACAGAAAAGCCGCTCACCCTCATGAGCGGCTTTTTTGTGTCTTGAAGGCTATCGGCGATTGCTTGACTCCTTTTGTATATGAGAACATTCATAGAACAAAAAGGAAGGATCAATGCCCGCGCCACTCCTGAAATCAACCGAAATTCAAACCACAATCAGGAAGCCGCTTAGCTGGCCGATGCTCATTTGCTACCAGAATGAATGGCAGGTTTGTTACAAGGCGAAGGGAAAGATTGACTGGCGCACTGTCACGGCATGGGTCTACGGCCGGGAAAGCATCTTCTTTTGCGAGGTGGGGCAAGAGCAACATGTCGTGGATTTACCAGACCCTAAAAAGGTGCCGTTCTTCGACGCCAAATTTCCTTTCACTGTGGACGAAGTCAACGAAGACGGTTTCCGCTTCAAGGAGCTTGCCGGCGCTGAAAACATCGTGGCGGCAAATGCGGCCTATCAGGTCTACAGGCATAATTGCAGCGGCATAGTGCGGTTGCGGCATGGCGGCCGAATAGTGCGGCGCTCCGATGAAGATAACGGATAGGGCAGGGCGCAAAATTATTTCAGCGATCGCCGGCGGCCGACGCTGCAGCATGAAACATTCGTTCGCAATGACGTAATTATGTTGCGGGATCCGGAGCGCCAGGCCGCGCGATCGGCGCAACAAATTGGAATGTCATTTCCGAGACTGGAAGCCACAAACGCAAAAAGCCGCCCGGCGTAACCGAGCGGCTTTCGAGTTCATAGCAATGGCAGGTTTGGAATGGCCGGCTCTTTGCCGTCGAGAATGACGACTTCGCCAACCTCTTTCCCCTCGCCGCCTCGAATGGTGTAGGTCAGGGAAACCGGCGTCATGGGATAGCGTGCGAAGATTTCCCGCACTTCCGGCCGGTCATTAAGCGAGATCATGAAGCGGCCCTTGATCGTGCTGAGACGTTCGGCCATTTCTGCAAAGTCATCCCGCTTGAAGACGTTCTTTCCATAGTCGTTCTCGCAGCCGAAGTAGGGCGGGTCGAGGTAGAACATCGCGCCCGGCCGGTCATAGCGCTCAATGAGCGAACGCCAATCGAGGCATTCAATCACGACGCCGGCGAGGCGTTCGTGGACTTCCTCCATGATCGGCGTCAGCCGCGTGACGTTGAAACGCGCGCCGCCCGTGGTATCGACGCCAAAGGTTCGGCCGGAAATCTTGCCGCCGAACGCCAGCTTTTGCAGATAGAGGAACCGGGCGGCCCGTTCCAGATCGGTCAGGGTAGCAGGATCGCACGCGGCCAGCCGCTCGAATTCCCGCCGTGACGTGATCTGGAATTTCATCACCTCCATGAGCTGGGGTAAATGACGCTGCAGAATACGAAACAGCGTCGTCACGTCGCCGGAAATATCGTTTATAACTTCCGCTCGAGGAACAAGGCGACGGCGAAAGAACACGCCGCCCATGCCGGTAAACGGCTCCACATACAGGTCATGCGGGATTTGCTCGAGCAATGCAGCGATCCGGCCGGCGAGCTGCTTTTTACCGCCGAGATAGGCAGCAGGAGGGGAGACCGGCCGCACTTCGGAAAACTGAAAGAGATTTTGCATTTGTCTAAGACCATCTTTTCTGACAAACCGCACCGGCCTGCGCAGGCGAAGGGTGCGGCAATGATCTTTGATGTTGTCGGGCGGGGTACGACGCCAATCTGCACCCGCTGTTGCAGCCGCGAGGCTGCGGCCACCCGAGGGCGGCAAAAGAAACGGGCCGGGCAGGGGATACCTGCCGGCCCGTTCGTTTTCAGATTTTGCCGAGGATGACAGACGCGATACGTTTCAAGACGTCCGCGAAGGACACGCCGAGCGAAACGCCGGCAATACCCATCACAGTCAAGCCGCCAACACCCATCAGCTTCCAGCGCTTCACATCGTCCGTGATTGGCTTCATATCCTTGACCGCTGCCTTGAGCTTTTCCGCATCCTCCTCGAGCTGGCGCACGTCTCCCGTGACCGGCTTCATTTCGGAAACGTCCTCTTTGACGACTGCCATGGATTGCTCGACGCCCGACACGCGGTTGACTAGCTCATCCATGCGCTTGTGCACCACGGCACGGCTTTCGGTCGCTTTGTCTTCGGCCCGGATAGCCCCAAGTTCGAGGCGGCGAATCGAGTCCTTAACGGCATCCATGCCAGCGAGAAGTTGACCCATTTGCTGATGCAAAGAGGGGTCGAAATTATTATCAGGTGGCGCCATAGCCCCGTACCCTTCCACCCGTTATTACGGCTTCACGCCGCACAGCTCGTGAAGCTTTGTGTTTTCAATGAGGATTTGCCGCTGCGTTTCCGGCGTCATGGCATCGTCCATTGACGGCCTGATAGGGCGGGCCACGTCGCAGTAATTACCGCTTGTCACGCATCCACCCATCAAGACGCCGATTAACGTCAGCATCGTCAGCTTTGCGAATATCATCTTCGATCCCTCGCGCCTTTGCGGCGGATTTCGCGTTGCGCTTCAGCTGCCCAGCCGAGGCATCCGCCTTGCCGGCCGAGCGGCCATAAAGAAAAGCGCTCACAACGAATGTGAGCGCCACGCCGGCGACCGCCAGCCATCGTTTCAGGGTGTCCAGCATGTCAGGTTGCCTTTGCCCGATTGATGGTGATGCGGCCGGAGCTGATCAACCAAACCAGCACGCCGGCCGCTACGGCCGAGAACACCAGACTGCCAAAGGCCCACGGATTGGAGATCGCGCCGAATAGCGTTGCACCGCTATCGGCAAAGTCCTTCGCATCGCGGACAGCGCCAAGGCCGCCAGCGCCAAAGGTGCCGGCAATGATCGCCCAAAGGGACCGGCTCTGTGCGACCGGCACGTTGTCCGGTTGCGCATCGAGCGCGGCGACATCGGCCGGCTGGCCGTTATAGCGGGCGAGGTTTGCCGCCTCCAATGCATCAAGGAAGGACTTGTAATAGCTCGCAATCAGCTTTGCCTTGTCACTACCGTTCACGACCGCCCGAGCGCCGACCGGATTATCAGCCTTGAGATTGAAATAGTCCGTCAGCTTCTTGCCGGTAAACCGACCTTCCAGCATGCCGACGATAGCAATCTCGGCGCTGATATCGACATCGAGCGCAAGAGACGGATTGCCGACCAGATCAGCGCCGATCCGCTTGCCAAGGGCATCATAGTTTACCCTGTGGGTGATCTGGATATCGCCGCGGCCGAACCAGCTTTTGCCGTTCGCATCCTTTCGCCAGTAGGGCGTCTTAACCTGCCCGAGCTTTCCGGCCTTCCATGCCTTTTCCAGCGCCGCAATAGCGCCGGCGTCGGTAGAGGCGAAGGTTTCGCGCACCGGCAGCATTCGGCCGCCCGTTTCGTGAAACACCGATGCCAGGATGTAGGCAAGGAGCCGGTTATTGTCAGCGCCGGCGATCTTGTGAGATGCCCAGCACCGGAAAAGTGCATTCATGCCGTCAATCTGGCCTTGTGAAAGGCGGCCACCAAAAGGCGCGCGCCTCGCATATGCGAAGAACGTTGTCATATCCATTGAGGATATCTCCTGATTTTTAGGGGAGGGTGGCGCTAAACCGCGCCGGGTTCATCAATGTCCGATAAAGACAAGGATTCGTCTTAGCCGTGCATTAGCAGGCTAAAATATTTGACATTATAGGTTGCATCTGTTTCTTCGAACGTAATCAACTAACGGGGGCTGTTGATGTCGATAGAAACTGCCGGTTTTCCAAGGTCGCAGGCGGCGAGTGTGGATTATTCAATACTTCGTCCGTTATCGACCGACGATTACGTGGTCGCTGAAAAGGTGCGCCATTTCTATGGAATGGACGTTCTTCGCTCACTTGCTGCTGTCGTTATCCTTGTCTGGCACTACAATCATTTCTTCAACAACAATGCTGCGTTTGTCCGCACTGATCAGCCCCTCTATTGGCTACTCATGCCGTTGTACGAGTATGGCTATTGGGCAGTAGGGGGCTTTTGGGTTATCTCGGGCTTTGTCTTTTCGCACGTCTATTCCGGCAAATCCGCCAAAGCTTCGGACTTCATAGCCGCCCGCTTCGCCCGCCTCTATCCACTGCATTTAATTACCTTGATTGTCATTGGCCTTGCTCAAATCGTCAGCTTCAAGCTGCTGGGCCACTACACCATGGTTGCAGGAAATTCGGGAACAGATTTCGTTCGGCATCTTTTCTTTATTGCAGGATGGGGCTTCACCGAAGCCGTAAACTTCAACGGCCCAATTTGGTCAGTTTCCGTAGAGCTTGCGATCTATGCGGTATTCTTCGTGCTAGCCCGGCGCATCTTTGCCTTTGGCCTGCTGACATCCGCATTCATCGTCGTGTCGATGTCCCTTTTGCTGAATGAGCAGTCGCCCATAAACAATTTTCACCTCTGTGCATTTTTCTTTTTCTCAGGGTGCATCCTGTATTACTGGCTTGCAAAATTTAGGGACAATCCCATCGTTCTGTTTACGCCGGCAATCTTGAGCTTGGCGGCCTTCGTCTACTACGTTGCTGCCGGCCTTCTTCCCCAGATGCGTTTCTATAACGTCCAGTTTTTTCTTTTCCCGCCAATCGTTCTGTTGGTGGGATGGCTCGATTTCAAACCATCAGTGCAGGCCCGGCTTAAGCCCCTGAAGTGGTTCGGGGACACCACCTATTCCTCTTATCTCTGGCACTTCCCTATTCAGGTGATGATCCTGATTGCATTCTCGTATTTCGAAATCGGAACAACAATTTTCGAGAGTTCAATTACCCTGATGGTGTGGGTCGCGGGAATGGTTGCGATATCGCACTTCTCGTTCATCCATATCGAAAGACCTCTTCAAAAGCTTTGCCAAGCCGCGTACGCTCGGGCATGGGCATCCGCACCACGTAATTGACCGGATCGGACGTAGGCACGACCCGGCCAAAGAGCAATTTGAACATTCGGCAGGCGTCAATTACCCTTCGGAGGACGCTAGGATTTGCGCCGCACGGTCTTCTCCAAAAAGCGTGATGGCGAGCTGCAGCAGGAGCGGCCAAAGCTCATGGTCGCTACGGAAGGAGGATGCACTTTCAAATATTTTCCGGGTGCGGATCGGCTGTTGCCCCATAACCGCAAGCACCTGGGCGACCTCTCCACTGTTTCCATCTTCACCCCCATCAAGTCGCGTCCAAAAATCGACACTATAGACAGTCGTTACAGGGGCGACTTCTATCGGCGCGAAAGCTTGCAGTTCTGCAATTTCCTCGTCCGTCATATCGACGGACTTGCCATCAACAATCTTTTTCATCGTTACCCCCTCAGTCCAAAAAGTTGCGCAGTTCCAGTCGCGAATGCGCCACCTGTGCATGCGAACCTGAAAGCGTTCTTAACAACCTCAACACCGACATAGCCTGAAATGAAGTCTTGTCTGTTTTGACCACCTTGACGCGCATAAGCGGCTTCCGATTTGAACATTGATGAAGTGGCCTTATTGAAGTTCCCCACCTTCATTTTCAGCATTAGAAGGCTGGCCGCAGCTACAGAATCTCTTGCAAAATTCATGAATTGGCTACTCACCTCACCAAAACCAGTCAGGGCCGTACCTTCTTGGCTTTGACCAAAGTAAACATAATCAGCTGCGCCACCGCGCCAACTTGCGCCGTTATCGGAACTAATCTGACCGAAGATGATGCCAGAAGAAGCCCCAGCGTTTCCACGGGCCTCCACATCAAGGAAGAGTGCGACATACTCGGAAAGATCGGTCCAGATTGCTTGCGAAACACCCGCTAAATTGTACGGGTCTCTGACAGGCTCCCATCCACCAACACGCCGACGCACCTGCGCGTCCGTAATAAATTTTATTTTCTTTCCAGACGTACCATCCGAAACGGCAAACAGACCATCAGCTGCACCATCCGGCCCAACCACATCACCGATGCCTGTGCCATCCGTGCCGCGCCGCGCCAGAAGCCGCCAATAATCGTTCTGCTGGGCCGGCAGGACAGGTGGCGGATTTCCGGGCGGAACGGCGCCCTTGGCAAGCCACGTCGAACCGTTATCGAGAACCGCATCACGGACGGCATAAGCGTTGGCGGCGGCATAGATGCCGGCGTCCGTGATGCCGGTTGCGCCCGTGTCACCCTTCGGACCGACCGGACCAGAAAGATAGAACGGCACAGACCAATCGCCATCGGTCGAGCTACGTTTGATGAAGATCGCCGTGCGCCCGTCGCCAGCGTTTGCAACGAGAACCGAGAAGCCTTTCGCCTCGCTGCTATAGAGGTTGCGGCCGGCGATATCGTCGGCGTCCTCGTCATAGTCGACACCTTGAACAAGGCTGGCGCGCTGGATGACTGTTGCCGTGTCAGGCCCTGTAAACAGGATAAGGCTGTCGGCTTCCGGCACCAGCCCCGAGACGGCCGCCAGCGACGGGTTATTGAGCCTTTGCAGGTATAGCGCCAGCGCGTCGGCATTAGCCGACTGCTGCCGGCTGTAAGACATGTCGCGCACGATGGCGTAATTATACGTGCCGCTTGCGCCGGTCCACTTAATCGCGGCCGTCATTTGTGTGTTGGTGATCGGATGCAGGTTTGCGCCATCGCTGTCGTCGGGCAGGATAGGAAGGGGCGAGCCGCCTTCCGCCTCGACAAATACCGTGCCGCCGACGATGAGCGCGACTTTCCAGCCAGTGTCATTGCCGACAATCACCGGAGACCCTTGGACAAGGGTAACGGTTCCGTCCTTGTAAAGAGCGGTCATAGTCAATCTTTCCGTGGAATGCCGAGGATGTAATAGCGCAACCCCTGAAGGCTGTTGTCGTACTCGTACGAGATACGGCCGCTATCGAAGTCGGAAGAGTTGTTGTAATAGGCCCGCACTGCGAGGCCCCGGTAAGTGTGAAAAATCACATGGTTTGCGTAGAGATCGGCATAGGTGCAATCCCCCGCCATCGTCTGCGGAAGTGGCGACGGAACGCGGTCAATGCCGATCATCGAGACATAAGGCGCGCGAACCCGTTTGCTCCAGGACGAAACGCTGTCACCGCCCCCGCCGTGCACGGTCATGAACTTGACCATGGGAAAGACGCCATCACCATTGAAATTGACCTGATAGGTCTGGTGTCCGTCGCCCGAAACCGGCAGATATCCTTCAGCGAGGATTTGCAGGCAGGGCCAACGGCTATCGAGCGCGATATCCGCAAAGGACGGATTGCCACTCGATCCCGGCCGCAGGAACTGGACGATGTTCTGGCCGTTCCAATTGAATTGCCGCAGCACTTCATTGTCGCCGGCCGTGGGAGGGGATTCATCGAACGCTATGACGATGAAGCGCGCCCGACATGGCCGATCCCCATTGTTGAACCGTATCTTGCTGCCCTCGAACCAGTATTCAGCGCCGTATGGCGTGGCCGAGGGCGAGGCCGGAAACGAGATCGTGCCGCCATCGTAATAGTGCACGTCCGCAACCGTCCCGTAGGGAATGCCGATCCCGATTTCGTAATCGGTCACGCCGACCGGCAGATAGATATCATCGGCTGCGATGATCTTTGCCGGGTTGTTGGAGCTGTCGAACGCGATTTGCGTCAGGCTCGCCACGTTCACGTCATAGCCGGGCTTTGCGACCCGCACGCCATCCTTGCTGATCTGGATGGACTGTTGACCGGGAACGGGCGCTTTCGGCTGGCCGTCGATAATGGCCGTGTTGTCGCCGGGCAGACGCCAGACAACAACCGCCTTCATGAAATATTCGGTGCTGCTGACGTTCTGATAAATGCTCTGCGTATAGATGCCCGTCATCGTTCCGGCCGAGGGAATGGTGTCGTTCCGGTAGTTTTCGACCCATCCCATTTCCGAGCCGGCCGAGGAGGTCCATTTCGTGCCGCGCTGCTGGTATCCGGTCATGTTGCTCTTGCGCACCATTTCCCCGATGAAGCGGCCGTTCGCAACGCGCCGGCTTTTCACGTCAAAGAGCGGAAAGCCGTAAGGCAGGTTCGGGAAGTGAAACTGCCGGAAAAACTTGTGCTGGCTATAGTCACCGTTCGTCGGGCTGTACGAGTGGAAACTGTAGTTTGATGGCCCCGTGCCGGGCGGGTGATAGATCGTCCCGGCCTGATAGGGGATAATCCAAGTGTAGGTGACTTTGACATCAGCCGACCATTTGGAATTGTAGAAGAAGGCCCCGACTTGCCCATCCGGCGTGGTCACCGGATTGAAGTTGCCCTTCGTGATTTTCACGCAAGGCACCCCGGCATAGTCGAGGCCGATAAGTGTTTCGGTCATGAGCGTATCACTATGGTTCCGGCGCTGAGATTGATCTGCATTTTGCCGTTCGGGCTTTGCAGCAGACCGGCGTTGACCGTGCCGATATTGGCGACCGCCAGACGCACGCCGTTCTGATCGAACACAACGATTTGCTGCCCGCCTTGCCCGTTCTCATCCACGAAAATGGTGCGATTGGCGGACAGGATGTTTTCAGTCTTGAGGACACCGTTTTCCATGAAGACGCGCAGGATAAGGGCGGCAAGCGCTGCCTGTTCGCCCTTGCGCGCACGGGCGGCGATTTCCACGCGGGAAAGCACGTCGCCGGTCGTTTGCGCTGTCATAGACAGATAACCGTCCGCCAGAACGTCGCCCATCTCGGCACGGACGCCGTCCACCCGCCGCGCCATGGCTCCCATCTGCGTTGCGCGCACCTCGCTTTCACGAATGATGGAGGCGATGGAGCTGCCGAGCTGGGCGCGCATGGCCTGCCGTTCGAGCTGGTCCACTGTGTCGGTGGTCGAGGTGACCATCGAAACGCTATCGACCTGTTGCCACAGATTGTCGATATCGGCTTGCAGCCCTAACAGGCGGTCGGAAATATCCTTCCGCACCTGCCCCAGCCCGATTTCGAGATCCGCATTACCGCCATCCAGAGAGCGCACCGTGATTGGCTGCGTCCAGCTTGTCGGCCGATCCGCCACGAACTTGTAACGGAACTGGTAATCCGACAGGCTGAGAACGCCCTCCTGAAGCAGCGCCACAAGCTTGTCAGCCGTGACAGTTCGCGGAATAACATTCTGCGGCTCGCTTTTCAGCCAGTACTCAAAATCGATGGCGCGAATGGTTACGTCTTCGATTTTCGCCCATGACAGGCGGAAAGCTGGATAACTGCGACCGTCAGCGCCAATACCGAGAACCGGCGTAACTGCGAAGTCTTGCAGCTCATTGAGGTAAATTGGCTGATCGTTCGGGATTGGAACTGTCGGCGGAATGACGCCCACGGCCTTGTAGATGAGGCCGTTACGCTCTTGTAACGACAGCGCCACGTTGCGCGGCCCGTTACTATCAAGCGCCGAGATCGAGCGTCCCTGCACCATGTAGACGCCGCGCCGCTTTTCGTTCCGGCTATCCCAAAAGCCCCAATCACCTGCCTTGATGTTTCGAAAGCCCGGCCGAAGGACAACTTCCGCCGTCGCCTCGTATCGGTTTTCATTAAGGTAGATGCTGGCGAGCTGGTTTGCCTGCCCCTTGGAAAAGACCATTGGAAAGCTGAGCGGAACGTCACGCGTGCGCCGGTCGATTTCCACCATGGCCGTGCTGGTCTGCACGTCATAGCCTGCCGGCGACCACATGTTGCCCGGCTCCTGATAGGTTCCGGAAACAGCGTTGACGAGATCGCCCATGGAGCGCCGCTTGCGGAACCGGACCTTTTCACCGCGCACAAGATCGTCGTCGGTAAAGGTGAAGACAATCGGCTGTTCCGAGCCGATGATCGGCCACGAACCTTCCACACCATCAACCCGAATACCGCCGCAAGACAGCATCAGAGCGTCGAGATTGTCGCCGTGGTCGAGATCGGCATCGAGCAGGATCGAGCAACGATAGCGCCGGCCGTAATCTGCAAATTCGTCAGCGAGATTGGCCGCCATCACATACCGGTCAAACGGCAAGTCAGACGCCGGCATATCCATCCCGAGGAACAGGTCACCATTCCACGAGAAGCCCCGGCAATAGTTGTAATCCATAATGATGGGATTTTCGGTATACTCGTAAGTCGAGTAGTCACCCCAGCGATGATTGCCGTTTCCGCCAATGCTCGAATCCTTGCGGAAATCGTAGAGGCGAGCGCCACGGAACTCGAAAAAGAAATCGGGAAACTGGTTGAGCTTTTCCTGATCATAAATCAGCTCGACTTTCAGCCAGCAGATGCCGACGCCAATATGATCTTGCGTCCATCGGCCGGGCGGGTTGCTGTGCGCGATCATTGCACCATCGGCAGCCGCCTGCGTGCCATCGTAGAACGTGAAGAACATCCGGCCGGCATAGTCGCCGGTCGCAACCTCATACCGCTTGTTATCGGCAGTCGTCAGGTTGAGTTGCGAGCCGCCCGCCCAAATCCGCACAAGGCCGTCACACGGAAAATCCGAGAAGACATAGACCTGCTCAAGATTGCGGTTCGACTGTTCCCATGTGTTGACATAGCAATCATGGCCGGCAATCGCGACAGGACCGCAGGCAACCTTGCGGCTGACATTCTCGCCATAGTCCCGGTCGAACTTCGTACCGGCTGCTGCGGCCTGCGCCTTCTTCGCCCGGCGCTCCTCCATCTTTGAAACGATGAGGTTGAGGCCGAGGCCGACAAGCATTTTGCCGAGGCCGGTTCCGAGGATACCGCCAACGAAAGAAACGACAGGTGCGAGGAAGCCCATTATTCCACCCTGAATGCCGCCGTCACATAAGAGACGGGCACAAATTCGACCGGCCCGCCGTGGGCGCGTGTCGCAAATCCGATTGAGGTAAAGACGCCGCCTGAAAACTGGCCGTCGCGTTCAATCACGCCGATATCGCCACGTTGGGCCATGACAGGCGGGATTTCCGAAAAGGCGGCCGCGAAGGCCTCTTTGACGTTCGCAAAGCCATGCCTGCGCAGCTGCTTGGCTGCGCCGGCTTCTGTCGTGTAATAGCGGCCCATCGGGTACATGAAGGAACCACGCACCGCCTCGACCGCATCATCCGGAAGGATGTAACAGTCGGAAACGCCCCATTCGCCGGGCAAGTCTTGGTGCCGCGCCACAACCGCATTGAGGCGCGCTTCCCATCCGGATTGGCGCGACATGTCAGAGAACCCCCCGCCGCTGCGCGTGGCGCACAACGGCGATGACGCGCGCCGCCATATCGTCTTGTTCTGGCGTGTTGGGCGTGGTGCGATGTTCTTCGCATGACGGCACGGTTTCAAAGGCAGCAATCGCAGCCTTCATTTCATCAACCGTGCCAACGATCCGGCCGCTTGCCACGATGAGAGGCTTTCCGGCCGCATCGAATGCGCGGCCGATTTCGAGAAGTGCAAATTTCATGGTGAGTGTCCTTTAGGGAGGCATAGCCTCACGCGGGATAGTGTCCGTTTGTCACTTGGATGAAGCCAACCGGCCCCAAAACACTTCGGTTCGGCCGGCCTTGCCGGCGTGCTCAAAGAACCTGTCGCCGGGTGCGCGGCGCTGTTGATCCGCGACGGAGCGCACACGGCCATTTTTTCGACTGTAATCGAGCTGGCGGCCTTCGCATTGCGCCGTCAGCACATAGCCGTTCTCGTCTTCGTCATGGTCGATGGTATCGAGATAACCCCGCGCCACCGCCTCGACCTGTAGCAGCTCGCGCGTATCCGGGTGGAAATGCGCGTCGAAGATCGTAACCGGCGCATCCCGGTATTCCTCATCTTCGATCTGCTGGAGAATTTCCGGCGTGAGGCCATCATCAGGGCTTGCCGCAAGCGTCAGCGTGAAAGAGCTGCTAGCAGTCGTTCCGCTGCCATCTTCAAGGCCCGACACTTTGATTAGGCCAAACTCCTTATAGGTGACGCCCTGCCAAACGAGCGGAGAGCGGTCGGATATGAAGCCATAAACGCCGGATGGAAACTGAAATCGCAGCATCTGCCGCGTGTTGATGCGCCCCTCATTATAGAGCGCCTGGACTTCTGGAGACATCATCTACCGTCATTCCTGAAGCTTGAAGGAAACAACATAACGCCCATTGGCTTCAGTAGCCGAAAAGCTGCCGGGAACCGGCCGCATGATGAGCGGAATTTTAGCAAACCGGACAATTGCCCCGGCCTGCGCAACGGCCCTGTATGGTGGCGGCTCGACCGTAATCGTCCGCGTCGTACCAGCGCCGGAAACCTCGACGACTTTCCCGAGATAGGTGCGGGTCAGAAATTCGAGGCCGATCAAGTCGGTATCACCGAGAACAAGATCGGGTGACACACCAGTGACGGACAGAACGTTTCCGTCCGTCACTGAGGCCAGCAACCCTTCGTCCTCGGCAGGAGCATGATTTTGCCAATGCGCTTTCGGGTAGCAGACGCGAGGATGCCGAAAGATGACACCCTTTGCCCGCGTCCCGCCACGAAGGGAAAGCCACCACGTTTCCAGAGAGGATTTCTCGGAAAATGTCAGGGGCTTTGTGACAAAGGATGCCGACCAAGAGAATTCGGCAACCTGCGTATAGTTGGTGAGTTTGCCCCGCGTGGCCGAAGCGGTCACGCCATCGTCAGGCACCAGTTCTGCCGTTGTGAAAACCACATTCGGCAGCTCACGCGGGAAGGTTGGAGCCATCAGATGATCCGCCTTTTCTGTCCATCTTTGATGATTTTGTAGACTTGGCTGGGCAACTGCGCGTCCCGCTCGCGAGCGAACGCCATAAGTTTGGCGTCCGTCTCTTCGTTTCCGCTGGCCTGAATGGTTGTTCGGGCATCTACCGTCATGTTGCCTAACGAGCCTCGCATTTGCGAAGCGTCAGGAAACTGCGGCATTGTCGGTACGCGCGGAACTATCTTGCCGTTTTGATCCGGCACGAACATTTCCGGGCGATGCTCGCCAACGATGTACGGCTGACCTTTGACGACAGGGCCGCCAGTTGCACGGAAAAGCCCACCGAGACTACTGAACAGCCCACCGAACACACCACCCTTTGAGCCACCGATAGACGGCTGAAACAGTTGATCCATGCCGCGACTGAGCAACATGCTGCCAAACTGTTTCGCGAGGCTGCGCAAGGCATCACCAAGGCTTTTCGCCCCAGTGATCGCATCCATGACATTGCTCTTGAACGAGTCGTAGAACTCGCGCGAGGCGTCGTCTGCCCGATGCTGCGCCTCTTCGAGCTGGCGAAGGATATCGGCCTGCCGCGCATACGCGGACGAGGCCTCGTCAATCTTTGCCCGATGGGCGGCAGAAAGCTGGATGCCTTCAAGGTCCGTCACACCTTTGCGGCGCGCTTCCTCGCGCAGATCGGCGAGCGCCGTCTGTTCGAGATCGAGCGCCATGCGCCGCTTTTCCTGTTCCTGATAGGTCAGGCCGAGGATTTTTTGCTCCTCGATCAAGGCGGCCGTCCGGTCGCGCACAGCCTGAATATCCGCATCAAAACGGCTATCGGAGGTTTGCTTAACGGACTTGGACTTGCCTTCTTTGCTGCGAGCCTCAGTTGCCGAGACATTAGAGGCGGCAAGCGCCTTGATTTGATCATCAGGCAGGAAGCCGCCCTTTTCCGCAAGGTCTTTACGGATAGAGGCAATTTCCTTTTCGACGGCGAGCTGCTCTTTGCTCAATCCGTTCTGGCGCTTCGCCTCGTCAGCATAAGCTTTGCCCAGCCGCAACATTTCTTCGCCCTGCATGCGCGATGCAGAGTATTGCTTGTAACCGGCGATCTGTTGATCTGACATGCCGGTTGCCGAACCGAGCTTGCCTTGCAGGAGGTCGGTAGAGGCAATCGCTTCTTTAAGTGCGGTCAACAGAGGCGCGAGCTGGTCAGCGAGTTTCTGGAATTTCGGGTTCGAATTGGCTAACGCAAAGAGAGCGTTTTCCACATCTTGCGCCGAGGTCTTGCCAGAAGCCAGACCGTCGCGAAGGTCGGTCAAGGACGCCAATTGTTCCTCGGTAATCAAACGACGCGGAGCGTTGTCGATGATTTGCGAGAACAAATCCAAGAAGGCCGCTTTAGTCCTTTCGATTTCCGCTATACCGTCGCTCAAGCCTGCCTGAAGGCTATTCTTGCTTTTTTCAGCCATCCCGCCCGCTGCGGATGCGATAGCGGGTGCAGCCTCATTCGCTTTTCTTCTCACCTCTTCAAGTGCGGCTGCGTAAGTGAGCGCACCGGCGCTTGCCTCATTCGAAGACGACGCAAATAGGGCGAGTGCGCTTACAGCCGTCACGCCAATGACCGCACCAATTGGCCCGGCCGCGACAGACAATCCGCCCATCGCCGTGGCAAGCCCGGAAATCGTGGCAGCAGCCCGTACGGCCGTGACAAAACGAATAACGGCTGACGTGGCGAGGCCAAGGCTTGCAATCATGCCGGCGATGGAACGGCCGACAAGTGCGCCGGCAATCACCGCCGCGACCTTCAAGACGACATCGGCCGTCCGGTCGAAATTGTCAGCGAGCGCATTGAGGCCAGCAACAAGCCTCTGGCTTGCCCCGAGGCTTTCATCGCTCTCGCCAATGAACCGCATGAAGGCGTTATTCACCTTCGTCATGCCTTGCTCGATTGTTTGCGTGGCGTTGGCGGCCATGGACTGGATAGATGGCAAGCCCTTCAGGAAGGCTTGGAAGAACTGCTGGCCGGAAACCTTGCCCTCATTCACCAGTTCTTTCAGCTTGGATACCGAGCCGCCCGCCTCATCGAGACCGGCCGCGACCGCCATCAGGATCGGGCGCGCGCCGTCATTGATGGAATTGAATTCTTCAGCCTGGACTCTTGCGGAGCCGAGAAGCTGACCGAGCTGGGTGAGCGCGCCGGAAGCCTGCGAGGCCGACGAACCGGCCACACGCAACGCAACGCCGACGCCATCAGAAAACCTGAGCAAATCAGCCTGACTTGCTCCAAGATTGTCGCCGGCCTGCGCAGCTTTGCCGAACAGATCGGCCATGGCATTGAGCGGAGCGGCATTGTCTTGCGCCGACTTGTAGAGTTGATCGAGAACATCAATCTGTTTTTCACCAACGACGCCGGCAACAGAAAGGCTGTTCTTCGCGGCCGTCCAAGCATCGGCATACTTGGCGACGGAATCCACAGAAAGCGCGGCACCAATTCCCAGCAACGGCGCTGCAAGGCTTTGGGCCATGCTTCGGCCGATGTTGTCCAGACGCTTGTTAGTCGAAAGCCATGTTGATTCCACGAGGCGCGCGGTTTTGGTCGATACCCCATGGACCTTTTGTAGATCTTTCATAAAGGGGTTCATTTCCATGCGCATGACAGCGCGCAGCTCATCAAGGGTGACGGCCATAGCGATTCCTGTTACCAACGGGCGATTTCGAGGGAGAGTTGCAAATGACGGTTTCGAGATACCGCCTGACAACGCTGGGAAAGATCGGCGCGGTTTTATTCATCGCGCCGACGCCAATTGCTGCCTATTACGCCTTGCCGGCCCAGCTTACAGAAGGGCAGCAAACCTATCAGCAGGCACTAAGAGAGGTTGGCGGGAAAGTGGATACTTTCGCGCCGTCGCCGTTGATACTGATCGCACTGGCAACAGCATCGCTTATCGGGCTGGTACTACTTTTTATCGGCCGAGAAATCGTTACGACCGAGGCTTGAGCCGGCGCACCATATCCAGATGTTCTTCGAAGCTGGGCGCTTCTACGGCATCTTCCGCGCCATTGGCTTTCGCAAACCCGTTTGCGCAGGCCGCGAATTCCCAAAGCATCATCTTCTTGACCTCGGAGGGCGGCATGCCCATGACAGCGCCGAGGCCGTATAAATCCGAGAAAACTATTCGGTCGCTGTCGTCGTTTCCTCGGCTTTGGCCTTTCCCGGATTTTCTCCTGCCGGCGCAGTCAGCGCGTGAAGAAGAATGCCTGACGCAATCCCGACATTATCGACAAGAGGATACTTGTCCGTCCTATCGACATAAGTGGAAACAGCAATGAAGGCGTCAGTCGGAGACATTCCCGCACCAATCAGCCCGAGGCGGATCGTTTCGCGGACGTCTTCCACCCGCCAATCGCCACCTATACCACGCAGGAGCGAATACAGGTTCCAGTTCGCCAGAAAATCCGGGTCTTGCGCGCCGAGCTGATAATCTTCGGCATTCGGCCGCTTCATGTTGGCGGCCTGCGGCTGGGCTGACATCAGCCGCGCAAGGATCGTTGCCGGCCCCGCATTGCAGACGGCCTGCAATTCCTGCAAGCCTTCCAAGGGCAGGCGGAAAGAATGTTTCTTTCCGCCGAACGGTGCTTCAAAGGCCGCCGTCATGCTGCGGCCTCAACCCACGCAACCACGCCATCCGATTGCAGGGCAACCGTCGAAGACAGATAGCCCTTGCCTTCTTTTGCGAGGCCGAGCGAGGTAATGACGAACCTGCCGGCATACCAGCCGCCGCCCTGCGCCTTCGGAAGATCGATAAGCACGCGGACGTTGATAGGCTCTCCGCTGAGCGCTTTTGCGCGCAACACGCCATAGCTGACGGGATCGGCCGTGCCTGCGCCGTTGATATTGGCGGAAAGCGTATCGACCGAGCGCAGAACCCAGCCCGGCGCATCGGGGTTCTCGCAGTTCGGGTCTGTGGCGTCGGTCGTGGTCGCCTCGATAGTGAAATCCTGCGTCGTGTTGATGGTGCAGGAATGGGCGAATTCTTCCGGCTGCGCGCCGTCGCCGAATTGAAGCAGTAGTTTCTTAGTCGTCGCCATGACGAGCCTCCAAGGTTTGAAAAGATTGCTGAGGGTCAGATTGCTGGCTGGGTTTCAATCAGCAATTCGAGGCGCGCGCGGCGGGTCATGCCATCGGGATCGCGCGAATAGGCAATGTTCTCGACGCGCATTCGGTCGAGGACGTGACCGGCAATAGCCAGCTCTTGTTCGTGCAACGCGGCGCGGATCGCGCCGGCGATGCGTTTTACTTGCGGAAAGCCGATATCCCGTGACCACACATTGATATCAAGGTAGGTGGACGAGCGGTCGAAGCATTCTTCGTCCACCGGCACCATCTGGCCGTTACCGAGTGAGATATAAGGCCAAGCTTCGCCGGTTTCGGCCTCCCGCTGCGCCTCGGCCGGCACATCGTCATAGACGCGCTCGCCGGCCTCCGTCGCCAAACCCGTCAACCGACCGACAAGCGCCGTTTGAATTGCAAGGGCTGGGTCGCTCATTTCTTGGCCGCCGATCTAAGTGCTTTCCGGGCGGCAGCGCGAACGCGGTTCCGGACTTGCTTTTTCTTCACTCGGATGGCTGGCCGGAAGAACGGGTTCGCCGGCATATCTTCCGTGCCAAACTCCTGCGCGAGCGCATAATCGTATTCCGGCGAATTTCCTTTTTCGGTTTCGCGGACAGGCTTTGTGGTGGCCTCGCCGCCCGCCAGAATGACAACGCCAATCTGCGGGTCCGGCAATGGTTCGGAACGAATGGTGCTGGCGAGGGTCAAATCATCCTTCGGCACAAGCGAGCGCTGAAGCATATTGATTTCACGGCCGCCCAACATCAGCTCCGCTTTCGCGCGCCGGCGCACCTCGTCAGGAATGCGCTCAAGGCGGCGCATCATCTTTTCAATGCCGATGATTTTCATGGAGCCACCCCACTGACGACAACCAGATAGACGCAAAGCGGGTCCGTCACGGTATCGGCCTCGCGGATCGCGTAGACCGTGCCGCGCCGAACGTCGCGCACCTGCCAATCTGAGGTTATTTCTCGCGTGCGCAGGTCTTTGCGCAGGCGAATTTTCATGATCGAGCGGCCCTGCAATCGTTCCGCAGTAACGGCCTCGCTACCGCCCGCATAGACGAACTGCGCCCGGCGCTCGAACTGATTGACGAAATCGGTTCGACGATTGCCCGCACCGTCATTTTGGGGTTGCCGCTTTTCGAGCGCCACCCTTTCGCGAAGATCACCGGAACTGATCATTCTCGGCCGCCTTTCCCAAAGAGCGAGGCGGCGGCTTGATCCGCACGGCCTTTTTCTGCGCAATGGCCTGATCGGCGCATTCTTTTTTAACCGGACCAGACCAGCCGGCCTTGTAAGCGAGCGTGACGCCAAAGACAGGCGGCCGATAATCGAAATCAGCCGTGAAACGAACATGAGCCATGTGCGGCCCTCCTATGCGGACACGCGGCATCGCGCATGTTCGCTCAAAATCCAATCCACCCCGAGGGGCAGGGCTTCATGGCGCTGATCGGAAACGGCTTCGCGATGCTGGTAACGATGGGCGACGATGAGCGCGACCGCATCGATAAGATCGCCCGGAACATCGTCCGGTTCGTCAGCACCAAGGAAGTAATCCACCTTCACCGCACCCGTTACCGAGGCGGTTGCCGGCCAGCTTTTGCCAATCGCAACAGTGAGCCGGGCCGGTTCGCTATCGACATCGAGCCTGTACGTTTCGGCCGGCAAGGTTTTTTCCACGCCGGCCGGATCGAGATAGGTGATTTTGTCGATTCCCTTGACCGGAGCGCCCGGTAACAGGATGCAATATGCGAAACCATCCAAGGATTTGCGCCACGTCTGCTTCATCATAGCAACGCCGATCCCTTGCGGCCCGTCGATGCGAGATATTGCGCCGCGTAGCATCTGGCTCAACAAGTCGTCATCTTCGTCATGCTCAACAGTGAGCCAGCGCTTAAGGGTATCGAGCGAAACCAGTTCAGCAGTCGGGCGCGTCAAAACAGACACGCCATGCCACATCACTTCACCGCCTTTTCCGGTTTGGCGGCAGCACGAACCGGAACCGCCTGCGGCGGCTGCGCCTCAAACATGCGCTTCGCTTCATCGCTGCTGACCTCGATTTCATCGCCCGGCTTGAAGTCACCAGATGGACCGCCGCGCGAAGTTAGAAGTTTGACTTTCATCGCTTTCTCTCCTTCGGTTTCGAAAGCGGGCGGCAAACCGCCCGCCACGCGAAGCCGAAATCAGGCAGCAGCGTTAGCCAGGTGCTTCACAGCCTTGTTGTTGAGCAGCTCGCCGTCAAAGCGCTTGAATCCGATCATGCCGATCTGGAAGTTTTCGGCATAACGCTCGCGGAGCGTCAGAACGGTGAAGCCCCGCACCTTGCGGACCACGTAACGGCTATGGTCCCCGAAAATAATGGGCTTTGCGCTGGCGCCGATGTTTGCCATGGCCTGATTGACGGAATACGGATGCGCCAGAAGCTTGTCAGGCTCGCCGGTGCGAACGTCGCCCATCTGCCAGAGGTAATTGCCCTGCCCGTCCTTCAGCTTTCGGATGGTGCCAAGCGTCGTATCGTTGAACTGCCAACGGCATTTCGGAGACGCGCGATAGGCGGGATCGACGGAATGCACGAGGTCAATCAGCTCATCGGGAGCAATAGCATCCTTGGAGGCAGCAGCTTTACCCAAGCTGGAAGCGGTGACGATACCGTGCGGCTGGCTAACGCCAGTTCCTACCGTCAGCAGGCGGTTTGACGTGCGGCCGAGGCGCTCACCGAACAAATCATTCAGCAAAGCCTCAATGTCAAACGCGGAATCCTGCAAGAGTTCCAACGGAATGCGTACCATTTTGGTGTCATAGATGTACGCATCCAGCTCTTTCGAGCCGAAGGAAACATCGCCGGAGCCATCATCCGTAACCGGCGCATTTTCCGCTTTCGCTTCACCTTCTTCGGCGGTGTCATCCACGGTCGGCCACGGCACCTTGTTGCCCGTGGTAGTGTTCAGTTCGCGAACGATATCCGCGTCCCACATCGGACCCCATGCCGACATTGCGAGGTCGATTTCACCAGAAAAGCCCTCCGGCACGGTATAACCACCCGCGCCCGGATCGCCGGCCGCCTGCGCTCGCGCCTCGGTCGGAAGCGCCGCGCGGTGCTCCATGACGATGGACCGCTCTTCCGGCGTCAGCGAGGACGCACCGAAGCGCAGAACCTTGGCGAACACTTCCTTGTATTCGGCCGTGGGTTCGTCATCCTCGCTGCCGCCGCTGCGGGTGTTGGTATCTTCTCCCAGCGGCCGGCGATTGTCGCCGCGCTGGCCGCGATCCTCGATTTCGACCAGCTTTTCCAGCTGCGCAATGCGGCGGTCGATCTTGTCAGCGTCGGCCATCATAGCATCGAACTCGCGTTCGATTTCAGCAGCGCGTTCGGCCGGCGTATCGTCCTTGATTTCATCGAATTTTGCGCGTGCATTCGTGGCAATAACAGCCCGCTTTTCGCGCAGCTCCTTAAGCTGTACGGTCATGAAGTATCTCCAATGTTGAGAATGGTGCTTGGCAGCGCAGGCTGCTTTGCCGGGAAGTTTCAGCCCATCAGGCGGGCCAGTGCGCCTTTCATGCGACGCCGGATTACAGACGCGCCGGAAGAAAGAGTTTCCATCGCCTTGTTGCGATGTTCAGTCAGGCAACGAAGCCCGATTTCGGTTCCGTCATATGCCGGCGTCGTCACGATGGAGACATCGTAGAGGCGAGCCTTTTTGATCGTACGGGTTGGCGGGTCTTTTGTATCGTCCCATTCCTGTACGTCAGGCCAGAAGGCGAAAGACATCTTGTCGAGATCGCCCCGGCGCATTTTCGGAACGATGGACTGCACATCCGGGTCGGTCGGGTCCAGCTCCGTTTCGATTTTGAGGCCGTGGGCGTCCTCAGTCAGCTTGAGAGTGCCGGAACGCGTGCGAGCGAGTGGCAATCCTTCGTGATTGATGAGGAAAACCACGTCATCCCGCGTCACGGCTTCCGTGAAAGCGCCGGGCGTGATGACCTCCAAGAAGGAGCCGCCAATATCAACCGGCTGATTAAACACGGCCGCATATCCGCTCACGCGGATGGTCTCGCCCTCGGCCCGAATTTCGGCCGGCTTCCAGCTACGAACCTCACGTTCCATTGCCGTCAATTCCTTCTTCTTTGGTGGATGCGGCAGGCTTCGCCTTGCCCAGCAGATCAATCGGCAACATCGCGCCTTGCATATGCAGCTTGGCGGCCGCGCCGCCCTGAGGCGGCCGGTCTTCCATTGCACGCGCCTCATCCGGCGTGAGCTGGCCCGTCTGGATCGCCCGCGCGTTACCTTCCATGCGCGTCTTGAAGTCGCCGCGCAGGAGGCCGTCCAGGTTGAGTTTGACGAAGTACTTTTTGTTGTCCCGTCCGAACAGCTTCAGGTTCAATTCCTGCTCGAACTGCTTGGCCCAGCGCGTCAGCGTGTGCTTCACGAAATGCAAGTCCTGCTGTTCCGTGTTCGAGAAAGTCCCGTGCGTCAGGTCCTGCAAGAAGACAGGCGGCAGGGAATAAATCCGGGCGATTTCCTCAATCAGAAACCGCTTCACCTCGACCTGTTGCGTTTTATCGGGATCCGCGCCGAGGGTTTTGACATCATGACCGGCCGGCAATGCCAGTGCGAGACGACGCAACCGAGCGGCCTTCTCGACCGCCGCGCTCATATCCTCGCCGGCGCGATCAAGGCCGGCCGCAGATTTGAATGGCCCGGTAATGGTGAAGGGCGGCACGCCGCCACTCTGGAAGAACTTGGAGCCGTATCGGGCCACGGCTTGCGCCAGCCCCACGGTATCCTTGTTGGTCAGAATGGGCGACCGATGCTCAACGCCGTTTGGCTTGAGCATGAACGGAATATCGATGATATCCGCCGCCTTGTAGATTTTGACCGTGCCGTTTTCGCGGTACTCGTAGGTCTTCTTGCCAGCCTTGCGGCGCACCTTCGTGTTGTTCGGATCGAGCGGCCACAGATTGATAATCTGATCATTGCCGTTTCGCTCAATGAAGGTGTAGGAGCGCCCGCCAGTGAACACCTGCTCGAATGCATGTTTCCGCCAGTCAAATGACGTGCATTCGTCATTGACGTTGTTCTGCAGAATGTCGGCAAGGTCGCTGGAAACCTTAACCTGCCCGGCTTCTGTCCGCTCGAAGATATGGACAGGCAGCGCGGCGATCGTCCCGGCCATGAAGGTCACGGCCGAGAAGATGGCAGGCACGCCGAGCGCGGATTGTATCGTCACCCGCTCGCCGGCCATGGAGACATCACCGCCACCCAAGAACGACACGATGTTTTCCGAGGAAATCGGCACTTTCGGGTCTTCAACATTTTCCCGAACCTCGGGCTTGCTACGTCTAAAGCTAAGTCCAAACATCACGCGGCCCTGTGCTTGTAATCGGGATCATCCCAAGGGGAGGTTTGTTCCGGGCGTTCGCGACATAGCGCGATCCCGACTGACATGGCCGTTGAAACCATGCCATCGATACGCCCGAAGGCGTTTTCCTTGTCGAACATGCGATGGCCTGTCCGGTTTTCGGCGTAGACGACGCTCGCCGCGCACAGATCAAGCATGGGATTGGAAGCAATCGAAATACGCTGATCGTAGAGCGCGTTTTCGAACATGTTGATGCTGTGCGGCATCCACAGATAGATTTCCTGCTCACCGTCAGCCGCTTCCTTATCACGGTCGAGGATGCGCCTTTGGAAGCCCTGCGGATGGATCGTAATGGGCAGCGCAACACCCTTTTCGGCTAGGTGCTCTTGGAGCTGCTCAAGCCCGTACTGGTCGCCACCGATTTCAACCGGCGCGTACTTGGCGCAAATTCTCGCGATGGCATCGGCCAGCCAGGAATATTTGAGACGTTTCCCCGGAACGGCTTCGATATGCCCTTGCTTTGCCCATACGTCATAGGGAGCCGCATCTTCCTTCGCCCGATCTGCCAACGTGTCGGCCGGCGTCCAAAACCATGTTTTAGACACGAATTTCTCCGCGTCCTTGGTCTTGTCGATGATCCATGTGAGCGTGAGAGCCGTGAAATCCTTCGTTCTCGACAGGTCAAGCCCGCCGTAGCAAGGGTATTCTTTGGCTATCAGCTCATCCAGATCGAGTTCCGGCACTACACAGGCGGCCCACGCCTCGCGTTTGATCGCGGCGTTGACCGATTGCGTCCACTCGCAAAAATTCAGGCGGGCAACCGTGTTGCGCTTGCCCGGAATTTTCTGCGCCAGCGAAACACGCTTCGCCAGATACTCGCTGGTAATAGTCGACTCCAGCAGCGGATTGACCTTTACCCAGCATGACGGGTCTGTTTCCCAATCGTCGCCTTTGTCGAGTGAACAGACGAAGGTAAATTCCTCATCGTCCTCATCGAGACCGGATGCAACGTTGACCGCGTGCAGATGCTCTTCCCAGCAGATCGACTTTCGGTCAGACCCGCTGTTTGTCGCCATGATCAAAAGCGGCTGCTCACGAAATTTGAAACCCGCTTCAAGCAGATCGATGACATCACGGTTTTTGTGTTCGTGGACCTCATCACAAAGCCCGCAATGCGGACGCGGGCCGGATTGACCCGCATCCGCAGAGATTGGCTTGAAATATCGGCTGTCACCCTTCTTACCGACATAGGTAATCTGCCAAACAGGATTTTTGCCTTGCGTCGTAGTGCGCCTCGTCAGCCGATCCGACTGGTTGCGCATCGACACGGCGTCCTTGAACAGAACCTGCGCCTGATCTTTTTTCGACGCGGCGGCATAAACCTCGGCGGCCGGCTCGCCATCGTTGACGAGCATGTAGAGGCCGATACCGGCCAGCATCGGGGACTTGCCGTTCCCCTTGCCTTCTTCGTCGTAAAAACGCCTGAAACGACGAAGGCCGGTATCGGCCACCTTCCAACCGAACAGCGAACCGATACGGAACGCTTGGCTTGGATGCGGAATGAATTTCCTGCCCTGAAACTTGCCATCCTTCAGGCGAAGATTTCGGCTGAACCAGTCAATGACCTTCTTTGCCGCATCTACGTCCCACCATAAGCCCCGATCCGGGCCATGAATCAGGTCATGGAGGTGGCGGGCGCACTGATTGCGGACATGCGGGCCGGCGATGATGTTGCCGAGAAGCACATCAGCCGCCCAAGCAGTGACAGGATCAGCCTCATAGTCAGGCGTCGGGATTTCCTCGACTTGAAAGAAGCTAGTCGAAATCTCCGTCATCGTCATCGAAACTAAATCCCATCTGGCCGGTGCCTTGCAAACCGCGCTCGGCGGCTGGCGTCATGCCGAAGTCGCTCGCGAGGGAGCGGATTTGCGCCCAAGTTGCATTGAGCTGGCCGACTTCGGGCCGGTTCTTGAGCTGGACGCCGTTTCGCGTCTCGCTCTCGTAAGTCTCACCTTCATCGTCGATGTAGACGCGAAGCCTCTCATGCCGCTCGATGGTGCGGCAGAGCATTTCGAACATGAATGCGTTGGACTCGTTGAGCCGGTTTTTTCGAGGATCGCAAAGCGGCGGCGCGATCCTGTCCCAAATCGCTGAGATCGTGAACGCAAGGCCTTCCGGCTTCAATTCGGCGGCGCGCTGCCTTCCACGCGCCTCTAAATTCGCGCCTTTGCTCTCGCCTTCGGTCAGCGGGACAACGTTTTCGCTTGAGGGCTTACGTCCCTTCATCGTCTAACCCTCTGATAATGTGGCTTTTTGTTTCCAATTTCCACTTTCTGCAAAGAAAGGGATGACGCCGGTGTGCGGTCGAGGTGCCTCTAGACTTTCGACCACCCCCCC